GGTCAACAGCCGCTCCGGGGCTATATCCAACGAACCAGCAGGAAGTTCTATATGAGCGAAGCTAAACCGCAAGATGGCAGCACCGTGAAGGGATACCGTACCCTGACCGCCGACGATATCGCGCAAATGAATGAACTGAAAGAAATCAGTCGTAATTTTTGCGAGCAACTCGACCTCGAACGCACACACCTCTCGCTGGAGGTGGTAGAGGCTGGCTCCCCGGAAGATGCCAGCCGCAGTGAGGCAATGCGCTGCCTGGCTATCGCCCGCACCAAGATGCAGGAAGCTTGCATGTGGGGCTGTCGTGCGGTGGCTCGTCCGGATGCGGATTGTTAATAGGCATTACAGGTGGCCTTTGCGAGGGTCATCGATAATGCACAATAACCAAAGCCATCACCCTGCACCTACCGCGCACCCAGCGCATCGGCAGGCTGGTGGGTTTTGTTTCCATGTCATTAAATGATAATCATTATCAAAAGGTACTCCCGAGGGGGGGCCCCTGCCACGGGGCGGCGGACTCGCGGAAAGCGGCTAGTTTTCGGATTTTCATGCTGTCGGCAGCAGGTGTTATAACTATTTGAAATATAGAAATAAAAACGTATTTCAGGTGACAAACCTTTAAACCTACTGTCATCTGACCAGCTTGCAACCCTTTGAGTTAACGAAATAAATCGTGACTTCACCTGACAACGTGAGGTGTCAATGTCCAATATCAGCAATCTGGGGGACGCCTACAACTGGAGCGTAGCGAAGATTGCTGAGGCTTTTGGGCTGAACCGCGGCACGGTAAGAAAGCGGCTGCTTGAAGCCAATACGCCGATCGCCGATACGGTGAGAGGCAACCCAGTTTATGCCCTGAAAGATGTGGGGCCGGTGTTGTTCGGTGTGAGTGTACCTGGCGATATCGATGATATTCAAAACCCTGAAAAGATGGGGCCGAAAGACCGCAAGGACTGGTACCAGTCTGAAAACGAGCGTATCAAGCTGGAAGAATCACTTAAACAGTTGCTACCGGCGTCAGAGGCCCATCGTGAAATGGCATTACTGGTTAAAGGCATTTCTCAGGTGCTTGATACCTGGCCAGATAAGTTAGAGCGTGACCGAGGTTGGCGGCCTGATCAAATAGCCGAGGCACAGGTCGCAATAGATGAAATGCGGGAAATGTTGGCGGCGGAAGTTATGACGATTGAGGATGGCGACGATGACAGTTAATTGTTACGCATCGGCCAGCGCCTTGCGTCGTGAAGTTGCCACTTTGCTGAAGCCCCCCCGGCGTATGCCTGTGGCGGAAGCAGTGACAAAATATATGCGGGTACCGATGGGGGCGGGGAGTTCTCTTCCTTGGGATCCAACCCTAACCCCCTATATAATTGAGCCGATGAACTGCCTGGCTTCACGGGAATATGATGCGGTGGTGTTTGTTGGTCCTGCGCGTACGGGAAAAACGGTGGGGTTAATCGACGGCTGGATCGTTTATACCATTGTTTGTGACCCTGCAGATTTCCTGTTGATACAGATGACAGAAGAAAAAGCCCGCGAACATTCGAAAAAGCGTCTCGACAGGACTTTTCGTGTCAGTAAAAAGGTGGCTGAACGTCTTAGCCCACGAACAAATGACAATAACGTCCATGACAAAACATTCCGGGCCGGCAACTACCTGAAGATCGGCTGGCCGTCGGTCAACATCATGTCTTCTTCGGATTATCGTTTTGTAGCCCTGACGGATTATGACCGCTGGCCAGACGATATTGATGGGGAAGGCGATGGGTTCACGCTGGCATCCAAGCGTACCACCACTTTTATGTCTTCAGGTATGACGCTGGTTGAAAGTTCCCCAGGGCGGGAGATCAACGGTAAATGGCGACAAACCTCTCCGCACGAAGCGCCGCCAACCACCGGGATTTTGTCTTTGTATAACCGTGGTGATCGTCGTAGTTGGTACTGGCCGTGTCCGCATTGCGGCGAATATTTCCAGCCATCGAAATCTAACATGACGGGATTCCGAGAACATACGGATCCGGTGATTGCCAGCGAAGCAGCTTATCTTCAATGTCCCCACTGCGCGGGCCGGGTAGACGCCAACCAAAAGCGAGAGCTTAACGGGCGGGGGGTATGGCTAAAGGACGGTGAAAAGATAAGGGCCAATGGGGAAAGGTACGGTGACGTTCGGCGGTCACGTATCGCGTCATTTTGGATGGAAGGGCCCGCTGCCGCATATCAGACCTGGGCGCAGCTGGTTTACAAATTACTGACGGCTGAACAAACATTCGAAGCCACTGACAGTGAAGAAACGTTGAAAGCGGTTATCAACACTGACTGGGGCTTGCCATATTTGCCGAGGTCAGCCTCTGAGCAGCGAAAGTCAGATGCACTGATGGCCAGGGCGGAGGAGATCACCAAACGTGCTGTACCAGATTGCGTTCGTTTCCTTGTTGCAACGGTAGACGTTCAGGGTGGGAAAAATCGCCGGTTCGTTGTTCAAATCATGGGTTACGGTGCTCACGGGGAACGCTGGCTGGTGGACCGTTACAACATCAGGCAGTCGATGCGATTTGACAAGAACGGTGAAAGCCTGCCGATTGATCCTGCCGCTTATCTTGAAGATTGGGATCTGCTGCGAACTGATGTGCTGGACAAAGCCTGGCCGTTGGATAAAAACCCCGACATCAAAATGCCGGTGCTGGCCATGGCTGTGGACTCCGGCGGTGAGGACGGTGTCACGGGTAATGCGTACGAATTCTGGCGTAAGTGCCGCCGTGATGGGGTGCATAAACGGGTTTATCTCTTCAAGGGGGACAGCCAGGCCCGTAGCAAGTTGATCAGTAAAACATTCCCCGATAACACAGGCCGTTCCAACCGGCGTGCGGAGGCACGCGGAGATGTGCCGTTATATCTACTGCAGACTAATGCCCTAAAAGACCGGATAAATAATGCGCTATTACGTAATACGGCAGGGCCGAATTATGTGCATTTTCCTGATTGGATCGGTGAATGGTTCTATGACGAGCTGACGTATGAAGAACGCGGGCCAGATGGTAAGTGGAAGAAGCCTGGCCGTGGTGCTAACGAGGCATTTGACCTTATGGTCTATGCCCATGCGTTGGTGATATTGCGTGGCTACGAGAAGATCAAATGGGAAAAACCGCCCCCTTGGGCGCAACCCTTTGAAATGACTGAAAGCTCAACTCCATCACCCACACCTGTACCCCTTGCCACATCTGAAAGATTAACTGAACAAAAAGACACCGCAGCCCCTGAAAGTAAACCTTCAGCGTGGGCACCCATTAATTCATCCGGAGGGTGGGTATGAATCAGGCTGATATCGAAAACATGATCCAGCGCTATCTGGACGCAGAAACATCAGTATTGGAGGGAAAGTCGATCACGTTTAACGGCCAATCCATGACGATGGAAAATCTGTCAGAAATTCGCAAAGGCAGAGAGTCCTGGGAACGGCGGTTGACGAGTTTGACCGCGACGCGCCGCGGACGGCCGATGTACAAAGTGGCGAGGTTCCCATGAGTTTTATCGATGATGTGATCGGCATCATTTCCCCTGGCTGGAAAGCGGGAAGGTTGCAAGCTCGCTATAAGATTGCTGCTTATGAAGCGGTGATGCCGACACGAACACATAAGGCTCGTCGGGAGAACCGCAACGCCAATCAGCTGACACAGTTTGGTGGGCGCTCTTTGCGCGAGCAGGCTCGTTGGCTGGACAACAACCATGATCTGGTGATCGGCTTGCTGGACAAGATGGAGGAGAGGATTGTCGGTGCCAGAGGGATCATTGTTGAACCTCAGCCATTATTGCTAACGGGAGCAGTGGCGGACGATCTGGCTAAAGAAATCCGTGCTGCCTGGGCGGAATGGTCTGTGGCGCCCGAAGTCACTGGCCAATATACCCGCCCGGTGATGGAGCGGTTACTGGCTCGAACCTGGCTGCGCGACGGTGAAGTGTTCTGTCAGATGGTTCAGGGGAAAGTCCCCGGACTCACTCCGCAGGCAGGGGTGCCATTCTGGCTGGAGGCGCTGGAGCCCGATTTCGTGCCTCTGGATAGCAATGACAGCGGAAAAGGTTTGTGCCAGGGGATTTTCCTCAATGCCTGGGGACGACCAATCAAGTACCAGGTGCATAAATCACTTACCACATCGGGTATAGCGTTGGGTGATACAAAGGAAATCAACGCCGACAACATGTTGCACCTAAAGTTTGTGCGCCGACTTCACCAGATCAGGGGCAACAGCTTGCTGTCCGGCATCCTTATCCGTCTCAGTGCGCTGAAGGATTACGAAGATGCAGAACTGACAGCAGCACGTATTGCAGCGGCACTTGGCATGTACGTTAAAAAAGGTGATGGCCAGTCGTATCCAGAAAGCGAAGACAAGGAGGAGCGGGAAATGGATATCGTGCCGGGCATGCTCTTTGATGGGCTACAGCCTGGTGAAGATATCGGCATGATCAAATCCGATCGCCCCAATCCAAATCTTGAAAACTTTCGAAATGGGCAGTTGCGAGCGGTATCTGCAGGCAGCCGTGGTAGTTACTCCAGCATCGCACGGGACTATAACGGTACCTACTCATCCCAACGGCAAGAGCTGGTGGAGTCATTCGAAGGCTACAACATCCTTCAAGACTCATTTGTGGCGGCCATTTCCCGTCCGAATTACCGAAACTGGCTGCAGATGGCGATTACCTCTGGCGTGATAAAAACGCCGGCTGATCTCGACATGAAATCACTTTTTAACGCCGTGTACAGCGGCCCGGTGATGCCGTGGATT